TGGAAAAGACGTGTTTGGGTTATCACGGCGTAGCTGGCCTATCGTGTAAGGGTATTGATCGACCGCACCGTTTGTTACTTTAACGTACATAGTTTTCTCCTTGTTTAAATGTCGTCTCTATTACGGGAAATTTCCTGCATTTATTTGTTTTTCTTTCAGTAGACGGTCTGCTACTTTCATACGACGTTCAAACTCTTTGTCTTCTGCGTCACCTTCTTTAAGGTTACGAGTAACAGCATTGATACGGTCAATTTCTAGCTCCTGAGGAACTGCTTGCGCTTCTGCAGCCAATTTAGCAGCCCTAGCTTGCGACTCTTGCGCTTGTGCTGACAAGGCTGCTGTTTGAGACTGCTGGAACTGTAGCTGTGCTTGCTGTGTTGCCTGAGCCATTTGCTGTACCTGAGGATTAGGTTGCATTGCTTTAGCCATAGCTGCTAACAACTCTTCACGATTAGACAAGTTCATGTTGTCAATAATACTCTGAATTAGTGTGTTGTACACAGGCGACTGACGATCCATAGTCTGCAACAGTTGTACAAGCTGTGTAACCTCGTACTCACGAGCAATAATGCCTAGAGTACTGCTTGCGTTAAACTTGTAGTCTGCTACAGGGTACGACTCAGGGTCAAACTGCATGTACCGATGTGCTGCTTTCTTAACAAAAGGCAACAAGAAAGACTGCTGGAAGTTAATCAGGGTGCGCTTGTGACGTTTAATAATAGCGCCAAGAGACATACTGATACCAGCGGCAGTAGCCTCGCCGTTAACACTACCAGCGATTCCTGCTGAGTCAACTGCTCCGGTGGCTTGTTGTACCATCTGTTGCAGTGCTCCTGCTTGAGCAAAAGTGATTTGATTAACTTGACCAAAGTTGAAAGGCTGAAGTACTTCACGAGGATCTCCATTGGTTAAGATCATCTTACCCGGACGTACTTCTGGCTTAGCACCACGGGGTAGCCTAGTGGCATCAATAGCCATCATAGGATGAATGGTTAGGCTCAGTGCGTCAATACGAGCGCGTAGTTCTGTGTCCAGAGCCTTCTGTGAGTTGTAACCCTTTTCACATACGCCACGTCCCCAGAACCTACCGGGCACTACGTCCCATGGGAAGGCCACTACTGGACGATCCTGCATCATGTAGGGGTTAGCCTCAGCCTTCAACAAAATGCCGCCATTGGCAATTACAACCACTGCTTCGACATACTTTGTTTTTTCTTCTACAGAATCTTCAATAGCTTCTTCAAGAAGATCACGAGGAACAAGACCGTAGTACTTCGTTAGGCGTACTTTGTTGTCGTTGTAGATAGTAAGATCTTGATCTGGTTCAAGGTCAGTGTCAGGAGACGCTGGGCCTACGTAAACGTCTCTGTAGACGCCTTGTTCTTGCAGAAGTTCTACTTGGTGCATACTGACGAACTCGTCAACAGCAACACCCATGGCGTCTTCTACAGACGTAGCTACAGGATCAATCAGAAAGTTCTGAGGTAGTACAGGCTTGAGTTTTACTTTGACTTTGTCTGTAACGTTCACACCAACCGCTGTCAAGTCACCGTCCATCACAGGCTGGGTAGCGGGTGCCATCTCTTTCATTTCTTCGATGACAATTTCACCAATGCCTGTACCAAAGACTGCCGCGTTAATAAGGCATTCCGCAACAGACTTACGGATCATGCAGTTTTCAAAGTCTTCGCTTAGCTTGTTACGCAAGAACAACACGTCTTGCTTTTGGTTGTCACCAAAGTTATCAGACACGTCAAACCACTTGCCGCGCCCAAAAGTAGCCTCTTCAAGTTCTGCTACATTAGATTCGACAGCTTGCTGAAGTGCAGGAGAAATAATACGGGAACGCTCAGACCTACGCTCACTGTCAGCAGGGTCCCATATACCACGCCATAGTCTGTAGTACTCTTCAAAACGGTCTTCATAATTCGACTCATAGTGGTCGCGCCAGTCCTCACATTTGTTGATGACCCAGTCTTCGATTGACTCTTGAATCAATAACGGGTCTGTTTCGTATAAATCATCCATATTAATATCCTGCTACTACGTCTAAGATTTCGTGGTCTTCGATTTCGTATTCGTAGTCATAAGCCACGTTTGCTAACTGGTCGATGTAGGCTAGAGCATCAACCAAGTCATCGTGAGTCAGTGGATCAGGAAACTGAAAGAGTTGATCTAAAAATCTACTGTTCCATTCTCCCCTGTTTAGAGTAATAAAGCCGTTTTCAAAACGCCCTTGTAAAGCCCACATTACTCTGTCAGTTTTCTTTTTATTTCCGTGGGTTAGTTCTTCAACTCTAAAGAACGTACCGTATTTCTTTTGCATGTCCATCAAAGGAGACATTACAGCTTGCTTAGCAATACCTCTTTCGATTCCAACGGATATGGGGCGGTAATCTCTGACGGCCTGAAAAATCTTAGCAGCCGTTTCGTCAAGACTCCATCTCCCGTAAATAATATTATCAACATACCAACCATGAGGGTTGACTTTAACGACGGCAATCGCAGTTTCATCTAGCTTAGTATTCTTTGTCCGTTTTTTATTTACTTCTTCAAACCCAGCCAAGTCCACCGCGATATAATAGTCCCCAATTTCTGGCCCGTCTTCGTCCATTTTAACCCAATCTTCTTTAAACATTTCTGAACCGCGAGCTTCAAACGACGCCATAAATTCTTGGCGAAACGCATAGGAAGACATACTGCGTTTAGCAATGTCGATTTCACTTGGGTCCAACAACGGGTTATCATAGCTCGTAAAGTGCCAAGCTTTGTACGTAGGGTCATCATCCAGTTCCGCATATTTGTACAGTTCATAAAAGTGGTTCCTTCCCATAGGTGTACCAATAAACATGGCACATCCTTTTTGGTCAGCCAAAGCAGGTCTCAGGATTTGCTCAAATACGTCAGGTTTCATGTCTGCGTACTCGTCCAAGACTAAAAACTTGAGGCTAACACCTCGCATTGTCTCTGGTCTGTCTGCACCTTTGAGGCTGATTGTGGCTCCATTGACAAGCTTGATTTGAAGATTATTAATGTGACTACCAGCAATAACAGGGTGCCCCAGTTCCAAAAGGGTGGCCCACATAATGTCTCTGGCTTGTCCCTGAGTAGGTGCGACGTAAAATACATGGCCTCTGTCTGCCTGTAGTGCGTTAACAATCAACATCCATGCTGCTAATCTAGACTTACCTGTACGTCGCCCAGCAGCTACTATTTTAAATCTTGTTTCGTCTGCCCAGACTTCTTGTTGCCACGGCAGCAGTTCTATGTTTAGATCAGTCAAAAGTTTAACCTTGGCGTTGCAGGGATCAGTTCAAACGAAATGATGCTGACAAACGTAGAACCTGATTCTGGCGTAAGCGTTAGGGTGTCACCTTCTTTTGCTATAAGAAACTCACCGAACTGTCCACCAAACTCTAGAAACTCACCACCACTTACGTTCTTGCCTGATAAAAAATCAATGTCTACACCGTTGTGTACCCATTTAGCATCAATGCTTTTGTTGGAGCCAGTGTTAGAGATAAACAAGTAAGTAACAATGGCATCGTAACCAGAAGGTACTTCTAGAATATGATTATCAGATCCTGCCGTTAGTGCGTCACCGTGAGAAAACTTCATGAGTACGTCCACATAACTGGTGTTGTGCCACGGGTATCGACATGGACAAAGTCAGAAGCAATACCTATACCTGTAAACCCAAGTTCAAGAGCAGCACGGACAAGCTTAAGGCGATCAGCGGCGTTTGTTATTTTTATGTCTGCCGCGATCCCTTGGGCGTGAGTTCCGGGAACATCTTTTTTTCGCTCTATTGGATGTAGTGTCGGGTGTCTATATCCGCTAGTAATGACAAAAGGAAATCCACAGTACGCCCGTAAACCGTCTAACTTCTCTAGGAACTCTTGTTCCATGTTGTTGGTACCAGAGACCTGACAATCGAATTCTTCTCTTGTAAAGTGCTTAAGAGTCATCTTCTACTACTTCCCCTTCGATTGTTTCAGAACTACCCACGTCAACAGCACCAACACCAGAAATATTAATTTGTATAGCGTTACGACCAGCATCTTTGACTACGTCCTTCTCAAAGGCACCCACTGGTAGTATACGATCCATCACAAGTTTCCAAGCAGCAGCCTGATTCTTATGGTCGTTGTCCAAAGCAGCATCAAAAATAGTCTCTAGCACCTTACGTGACTTCGGAGAAGCCAACATACGTGCTTTGTACTCGTTAATTATCGCTGCGTCACCCTTTGGTCGACCAACTACACCCTTGTTTCCGGGTTTTACAGCGGCTACTTCGGACTTACGGGGTCTGCCACGACCTCTTTTTTTAACAACATCGGTCATAACTAAAATTGTCCCTCAATATGACTATAGTATACCACATGTTTACCTGAAAGTCAAGCTATTTTTAGGGTAAATAGCAGGGTAGTACAAACACGAGTAAAAACAAAGGGTTACATATGTTTAATTTTAGTGTAATTTTTCTAATTTTACCCTATTTTGTGTCTAAGGGGCTACTACAAAAGTAAAACACATGTCAACCCCTCCCCCGACCCCAAGTTTTTCTCAGGTTTCAACAAAAGTTGACACAAGGCGCGGCCTATGTTAGACCCAAGAGTTGGCACGGTTCTTGCATGGGGTCAACATGGGTTGACACACGGGGCTAACTATGGTAGCGACAAAAGTTGGCATGGGTTTTGCATGGGTAAAACTGGCATGGAGTTTGCATGGGTTGACAAGTGTGTGAGCCTGTGTTGGTGCCTATAGGCCATAACCTGAGCTGACAAAGTTGGCACGATTGTTGCTACGCGAGCCTTTCTATTACGCGCACACACGCGAGTAACATAGAATGACAACCGTTGTCAACAGGTAACACATAGGTAACACACGAGTAACACTACAGGTAACACTATCGGTTACAGACGGTAACAAAGTAACACCGACAAAGGCACCACGTCAGACACGATAAAATCTAAGTGATTGTTTTTGTTAGTGTTTTTATAGTTGGCACATAGTTGGCTATGTCTTTGGTGCAACACTAACCGACACGGAGCAACACGACATGGCACCAGTACAGAAGATCAAGCAACACGCGATGGACAACTACAACAACGGCTGGGACTTTATCGTCGAATGCTACACAGACGAAGAGATCCAAGCGGAGTATCTAGACGCTTGTGGCGATGACGTGACAAAGGCCATAGCGCTGATACAGGAAGAGGCAGACTATCGAAACGAGCAGTCCGCAGAAGCACGTCGAGAAATTGAATCGAACACAGACACAGAAGAGGGAGCACCCATGACAAAGCAAGTTAACTACGGCCTCAACGAGGTCATCGAAGGTAGCCACCGCACACTGTCGCAGTCTGTTGAAATGTACGCTATCTACTACAGCGACTGGACAGAGGTTCTAGAGGAGTTGTCGCAGTACTACGCAAGCGACGAGTGGAAGGACAGCGGCTACGGTCAGGACCTACCGCGTCACGTTTACCTGAACAAGAAGCGCAACAACATCATCCGACACATGCACGAGATAGGCGCTGAGTTGCGGTCTGTAGGTATCGACGTGGACCTGTGCAACCACTCGAACCCAGACGAGTATTTCGACCAGTTCGACTACGAATACGCGGCATAGGAGGTTGACTAATCGCTGGGCATCCGCTAGGGTGTCCAGCAGTGAGTCAACACACGAGCCACTGGAGGGCTTAAGACATGCAACTACGACAGCTAGGCAGTAACAAGACAGAGGTAACATTCGCAGACGGGACTACTGTGTTCTTCAGCTACGAGACACCAGTAGCACTACAGACGGCAGAGGGTAACTACTTCCGCACGGAAGACTTCTGGAGCGTCACCACGTCAAAACACATTAACCAGTGGCTGAAGTCCAGAGGTGCGGACTACTGCGACACACTGACACAGGACAGCATTAACGCGAGGGCTACAGCATGAGAGACATACGAGCAGAAGCAGTAGCACACCTGCAGGAAAAGTACAACGCAGGGGAGTCCGCTGGTCAGGTTTTGGACTGGTTCATCGACATGGCTATATTCAAACCCATGGATACAGGGTACTACTACAACACCGAACATTTTGACATTGACCAAGACGTGATAGACAATATCATCAACCTAGTCAAACAGGAGACCACAGCATGAACAACGTAATCGAAGAATATCTTGCACTGGTAGATCGTACGGTCTACCATAGCGACCTAGACGCATTTGACGCGCTAGAGCAGTTAGAGGAGCAGTATCCAGAGTTAGCGGACCTAGTCTATCAGGAGGCAGGTCCTCTGGCATACGACATACAGAACAATGAGGTGACATCATGAATAAAGAGGATATAGCAATTCACTGTGTAGCCTTGTGCTCACAGTTCAAGTGCTCAATACAGGCCGCATTAGATGACCTAGCGTGGCCTACTAACGGGCTGGGGTTAAGCGAAGAAGAAGAGTTTTCTGTACGTCAACAGGTAAAAAAAGAGTTAAGAGAACTGAGGAGACTAGGCGCATGACATTCGGAAACTACACAATCTGGTACAACCACGAAGACCACGTCTGGGACATCTACGACAGCCGGAAGGGTTTCAGGTACCCAGAGTACACCATCAATAACTACTCACGGCTCCTGTGCGGTCTACGGAACCGCTTGGGATTCCTAGACACTGACAGGAACCATAGACGCTTTTGGTCCGTCATGAGGTTTATACGGAGGTTTAAACGATGATTTACTACCCATGTCAACTAACAGACAACGATTACGACGTGTTCAAAGTAGCAGGAGCAGAGCGACTAGCAGACCATCCTGAAGAGCCATCATGGGGAGTCTATAGGATCCCTCTATCAACAGAAGGCAAACCCGACTACGTGACGGCTGTGCTCTGTGATTGTGACGTGGACGACGCACAGGACCGTATATTTACACACAGGGGCGTAACCTACGTATACGAAGGAACAGAGGAGGGCTAGACATGCTAGAGGACTACGTAGGTCTACTCCTAGTCGCTATGGTGGCTGTTATTGTGGTTATATCGTGGCTCACCATAGATCAAGAGGAGTTTAACAGGAACTTTGAACGCTACAGAAAAACAGAAGAGGAGGACTAGAGTCATGCTAGAGAACTGGCAACCGTGGTACGACATCTTGTTACTACTGGGCGTATGTGTTATACTCACGCCTCTGTGTATCTACATTGACAGGAAAGAAAAAAATGGAAAATGAGGTATTGTTTTTATTGTGGACCTTTTGTATACTGGGGTCTGTTTGGATCGTCATAAAAGGAGAAAACGACGCATGAATATTTTAGTACCGTTAGCTATTGCGCTAGTATTTCCTTTTATGTTACCCTTTATGTGTTTTGTGGTGCTAGTAGCAGTACTAAACAACAGCAGAAATAAACCAGCGGAAAACTTTGGAGATATACTAGATGATTAGAGAATCATGGGAAGAAGCGCACGACTACTACTACGACACTCTAGAGGCTGAGGACTACGAAGGCCTAGACGATCTAGAGGAGTGGAAGGAAGAGGAGCAGAAGATCATAGACGAACTCATACAACGGATGCAGGGGGCCTACAATGACGTTTGAAGAGTACGAAAGGGGTTACTATGGGGAGGACTCTGAGGAGCTACCACAGCCCCCTAGAGACCCTCAGGAGCAGGCCATGGTGGACCACCTAGTGGAATTTGAGACGGAGATGTACCGCATAGACTGTCAACATAGGTTTTCACGTATGCGGTATACGGAACTTAAAACACTAATGATAGACTTACATGGGGAGGACTGGGAAGATGCGCTGTAAAGCCTGTGATAGAATTTTAGAGGAATCAGAATTAACAAGGAAGGACGTACACGGTGATTTTTTGGATTTATGTGGTGGCTGTCTGTCTGCTGGTGCTGTTGGATCAGTAGAGAATGAAGAAGTTGTGCAATATTACCAGCATCAACTGTTTACAAGAGACGACGATTATGATACCCTCTTCTAAGGTATATACTAAAGAAGTAAACAGTAGTAGTAGACTACAGAAGTAAACCTAAGGAGAAACTTAAGTTATGGACAGATACCAATTGATTGCTTGGGAATATGCTTGTGACGGCGTTTGGATAGACAAGGTTTTAACCGTAGGTTCTTACAAAGAATGTCAGCAGTATGAAACATTCATTGATGATTTGGTTTACCGTGATTGGGACATCGTTCCCTATGATCGAGATGAGGAGGACAGAAGATGTCGATAGACGAAAAGAGCATTTACTTGGTAGACGGAGGAGACTACCAGATCTACTGCTTCGGCTACACACAAGCCCGCACAGTGACAAATGACATCATGAGTCGGGACCCTTGGGGTGGTATACCCTTTGTGTACCAACAGGACCAGTTAGAGGTGTCCTTTGATGACCGTGGTAACGTGGTTATGCCTAGGACGGTGCTAGATAAAATACTATTTCTTGCTAGTGACGACTTGCCTCAGGGCGAAGAGTAGTGTATACTATTAGTATGTTCTGAGATATCCTCAGGACTAAACCCAAGACGATAACGGAGATTATTCCATATGACAGCAACAACAGTAGAAGGCGTAGTTAACTTCAGTAACCTCACCCAGCACGACGTGTTTAACGGTCAGGATACCGGAGCCTACTCCATGACAGTGACCTTGTCAGAAGAAGACGCTGCTCAACTTGCAGCCAACGGTGTTAAGATCAAGGACTACCAAGGCAACAAACAGCGTAAGTTCAAGTCAAAGTACGAGATCAAAGTCTTTGACGGCGAAGGCACACCCTACACCGGAGAAGTTCCGTACAACTCCAAAGTCCGCCTGAAGTACAAGCTGGGACAGCCTCACCCAGTGCATGGCGTAGCGACCTACCTTGA